GCATCCTGCCACATCTGGTGGAACATATTGCCCAGGCCATTGGCTGTGGATTCAAGTATGATCTCCTCGGCCATCTCCGCTGCCTGGAACACACCGGCTTTGATATCGTCCGTGTTCTCCCAAAACGCCACCTCGGACCCATGCAGGAAGTCAATGGTGTCAGACCGGCCGACATTCTTTGAACCGGCGGTGCCAAGGCCATAGGCTGAATCGAGCTTGTCGAACACTAACTCTTTGCTATTTGAGAAGGATGTAGAGGGCCTTAGCAATGGGGAGTTTAAGGCGTGAAACCTCTTGACCATATTAAAAAGGTTTGTGGTTGCCTTGTCCTCATGCGCCAGGATAAAGGTTTTCAGACCCTTGCCATGGGTGGTCAGATGATAATACCGACCTCCAACATACGTGCTACACCCTTGCTGCCGACCTTTTAAGAGTAAAGCCCGAATCTTGCCGGTCCTGGCCTTCTGCTCTTCCAGTCGTTCATGGAGATACGTTTGGGCACGATTGAGTACAAAGGGAACGACCTTCTGTTTCTTGCCATCAACCAGAACAGCCTTTTTCACACGAATCTTCAGGCACTTCTCCGCATAGTGAGGATAGTCCCTCTTGAGCCGTTGCCGGATAGCCCGTTCCCGTTCGTCTATCATTCTAATTCGTCCAGCATTTGTTCGTGAGATAGCGTAAGGGACAGGGAACCAGCAATGTTTTGTTTATCCTGCCACCGTTCGCCGTTTCTGTTCCTGAGCCAAAACGTTTGGGCCTTAACGTCACCAGGTACGCTCTTCCGCACGATTTTGGTGATGACCAGGCCCGTTTCCCCTGTCTCAGGATCAGGTGGTTCTTTGGTGATCTCGTTGTACTGATAGCCCAGGGCACGTTTTAGCAATGCGGTTTCTACGTGTTCGGTGTCGTATTGATCTTTCCCGGCAAGGATCGAGGAGTAAAATTCAGGGTGTGTCTGTTTCCAGGAGTTTATTGTTGCCCTACTGACATCAAACAGCTTTGCCAGCTTGACATCCGTAAACCCACCCTCGGCACAAGCGACCAAGGCAAGCCTCGGGTAATCACTCTGATATGTCCCTTTTCGTCCGACCTTTGCCATGGACTACCTCTTGTCAACTCCTGGAGTCTTGAGGCCAAACCCGTAGAGAGCAGACTGGAGCAGGAACCCCAGGAGAAACCATATCTTGTCCTTGATCTTGCCAAGGCAAAGGTTGGCACCCATGGCCTCGTTATAATTTGCCGGATCAACACAGGAGCTTGTTTCCTCCAGGGTGAAACCATTCAGGAGCGTAACCTGCACAAATGTTGTCTTTGATCCAATCGTCTGAACCATGATGTTGGCGATCATGCCGTCAACATCAGCCTGAGTGATTGTATTGCTGGTCGCTTCGATGCGAAAACTTTGATATTCAAAAGACTCTTTGGGGTGCCATGTCTCCCGGCCACTGATATCCATCGAGTGAAACCCTGGCTCGTCTGGATCTTCATCAGCCGGGATCGTCCAGCCACGATATTCGTTGTACTCGCCAAGCGTCATGGGTTCTGCGCCCACCAATTTTACGTTAATAAACTGCTTCATCATTTTGACATTCTCCGATTGCCCAAAATCATTCTGAAGACCTTGGGGAGAGTTATGGATAGCTGAGCCAATCCAAGCGTGATACCAACCAGGGCCGAACACTCAGACAGTGAGCCGGGCAGGTACTGTGCTACAAAAGCTCCGGCTGCCACGACGTAGGCCCTGATTTCATTCATCGTTTAGCTATTCCATCTCTAAGACAGACAGCTATCACGGACCCAATCACCGTCTGAATCGCTGTCCCTGGGTCCATGGTGCCGGTCATAACACCAGCCACGGCAGTGACGATGCCCGAGATGCCGCCCCAGAATGTTTTGGTTTTGATTAAAGTTTTGACGTTCATTCTTATAGTAGCTCCTTAAAAGTTTTCGGTGATTGTGAGAGGGAAGGATGTCACGCCATGCAACAAAGTCATGACATCATAAAAGGCGAGCTTAGATTCGAGGATCCCCCGCTTTTTATTGATATATCCAACTCTCCTCCCGAGTAAAATGCACCCCTCGGTGTCGTTGTCTGTGTTTCCAATGTGGAAAAGGATATGTGAACGCCCTGGTACGTCCGATATCTCAAAGGTCTTGCCGTGATGTGGGGATGTAATGCGGTTACAGATATAGGAGCCAGGAGGGATGGAGGAGACGTTTGGGGCATTGAGCAGATATCTTTTTTCCAGAGTGTAGCACCGGAGGCGGCCGTCTGTGAGCAGGACACCAATAATGCCGTCCTGGGTTTCTTCTATCCGTTTTATTTCTGCGACTATCGGCATACTCAATGCTCCAAATTAGTTATATATATAACTCTTTCATATATATATTTTCAATATTATGCAATAAAAATTACAAATTATATCACTTTAAGTATTGACTATTACTTTAAGTTATAGTAGCTTTTTGCTGTAGCACCAAGGAGTCCAGAAATAACGCACCAAAAAACAAACGGAGACACTTCAAATGGCAAAACAAGTATCGACCAGGGAAGCCGCAAAAAGGGATTTAGACACACGTAGCTACTATCTTGAGAGAGCAGAAAAGATGCTCAAGGGCAAAAACTTCAGGATGGCACGGCGTACAGAGGAGTATGAGGACCAGGAGAACAAACCGGCAAGGATATCCTCCTGCACATTCGATTGCGTGGAGTACGAGGGTTTGGACGATAACGAAACTTACTTTGTCGGCACATTTTTTTTATAGGAGATTGGATCATGAAATGTAAACTCAAGAGGATAACTCTCGCCAGCCAGGTTTTGATTTACGGTGTTGTCTCAGACATAAAGGAGGAATCTTACGAAGGTTTCGCAAGGGATTGTGTCAAGTTGGCAGGGATCGCTGTTTTTGGGTATGCTATGCTCATTGTAGGGTTATCTATGTAAATTAAGTATTTAAATATAAATTATAAAAAATGAGCCTGTTTTGATTATTTGTTTGACATTTAATCAAAATGGGCTTATTTTGTATCTAAAGAGTGAGAGAAAAAAACAAACCACCAACCAAGGATATCAAAATGGAAAAAGTAACGGTAACAAAATTAATAGAACAAGCAGAAGAAGCAGCAAGCCATCATATATTGAAAAAAGGAACAGCAACCACAATTTTAGACAATGGAGACGCTATAGCTTGCAGCATTTCATATGCAAGTAGCAGACATTCAGGCAGTTCATGGGGTAAAGTTAATTTTTATCTTTTGAAAGATGGTTGTAAAAAATATAGCAAGTTTTCAAAAACTAAAGCGATAGACGTTTTAGGATTATAACCCAAACTGCCCCGAGCAATCGGGGCATAACAAAGGAGATAAGATCATGAAATTCACGATAAACTCAAAAAAGCTCGGCAAAGAAATAGAGTTCTCAATCCCTGGCAAATCGTACATATTTGTTGATCTTAATGGGAAGCCTGGAACGCTTGGAGAACAGATTTGTAAGGGTGGCTCAACCATGGGATCAACGATTTCATATCATGGTGATGATATGAAAGAATTTTCCACCATCTGTAAAAGGTGGTGGAAATTATACCTGCAAAAATTGGAAGCGTAACCCAAAGCCCCGAGCAATCGGGGCATAACCAGACATAAAGGAGATAAGACCATGGCAACACTAATTGCAACTATAGAATTTCCAGAAAGATCCGTTCCAGTGTTAATGTGGGCAAACGGTGATGGTTTCACCGTATTGGGGACTGATTTTGAAACAGAAGAAGAACTTGTCCAGGATCTAAAAAAATATGGACAGGCTGAAAGGGCAAGAATATATGAACCTTCGCTTGATGGTCTATCCATTGTAGAATCTCTCGGGTGTGGATACAAAGTGGTTGAAGATGGCCCTGGTCTTTACAATAGATAACCAACCAGCCCCGGAAACGGGGCAATAATGATAAAAGGATAAACATCATGAGAACACTCAAAAACGCTCTAAAGGTAGCTATTCACGCCTGTACAACAAAAGGTGTTGAGGAGATATTTAATCAAGAAACAGATGAGGGATTCAGCGCTGTAGATATGCTAATGTCTGATACCCCTGAAACCTGGAAAGAAAAATGCTGCGAAAAGATATTCCAGGAGAATCTTGCGCATAGGGAAAAGATTCAACGGCTCATTAATAGGTATGGCGAAAACTATCCCATACCAAAAAATGATGATGAAATTGACGCAACCGGCCACCCCGAGGATTTTAGGGGTTGTGGGTATTGGGTGTAATATGTCAAGCGGCGGAAAACGGAAAGGAGCAGGTAGACCGGCTGGAACCACGATCCCGGATAAAAAAATATATGTGGCTGCCAGGGTTAGCCCTCATGTAGCAGATTGGCTAAACCAACAGAAACACAAGAGCCAGGCTATCGAAACGGCTCTTAAATTTTACATGGATCACATAGGAGCTTGACATGGATATTGACAAGGCAATGGAAACAAAAGATGTGGGGATGTTCGTTGCTGTTACGGATTGGCACAGGCGAGATGGGGAATTTGTGGATATGGAGTGTGAGACGTACCCTGTCGGAGATATGAAGGTGTCTTTTATGTACCATGGGCAGGGTTACGTCACCTATAATAGCGGATCAGATGTGGATTTTTTAAAGGGGGGGAATGATGTACCAGTTAACCACCAGGCAGTATAATTCCATTCACAAAGACTACCGGAGCGTATGGACGAACCAGGATTACCCCCAATACATAGGGAAGAGGACAGCATTCGAAAACAGTTTGCAGGGAGCAATGGGTTTGCAGGTTATTGATAAAGGTTGCTGCCTGATCATTGAAGGCTCACATTTTGAGATAAAGGATTGAAGATGACATATAAAGACTACAGAAAAGCGGTAAAGGATCAAAGCACAACTTGGTTAAAAGGTTGTGCTAAAAGCCCAAGCAAGCGCATGACAGCTGTTCATGTTGCTATTATCAAATCAGTATTAAAAAAGAGATAGCCCATGCTATTTATTGTCAACTGTCAAAGATTACTTGATAGTTGACAATAAATCTTATATAAAGTTTTTGGCTTTTATAAACATTTCCTGTTGTCTTTAGCGGCTCATTGGAACTGTTTTTTGTTTAGGAACCGGCTCGGTGGTTGCACACCGAGTTGGTTCGACAAATCCCCCTTATTCCCTCTTCTGTCTTCTCTTTTTCCCGTACTCAAATCCCAAAACGATTGTTGAAATATATTCGTTGTCGTGATGCAGGTACCATTGATCCTTAGGGCATTTTTCCATATTGTAAACATTTGTCTTAGCAACGAGACAGGTTTCACTGTTGAAACTCAGGCAGGGCCTATTATGTCTGCACAGGCTTCTTGATGTCGGCATTTTCTGTGCTGGCTTCTGTATGGGTTTTGACACTGGAGGAGCAAAGGACACCGTGGCAGGGAGGACGGGTTTTGACTCAGGTACCCATACGTTTTGATCCAGTTTTGTCGAAAGGTCTGCAACGGACCCTGCTTTTTTCAGGAACCAGGCTCTGATATTGACTCCCAGGGCGAACCCCTCCCCCGGATCCTTCCCGGCTGGCATCAACCAGTTTTTACATCCTGGGTATTGCTTTGACCACCATTTTTGCTCAGTGATCCCGGCCAAATCGTTATCCAGGAGCGTGACCAGGGCAGGACCAGCCAGGACAGAAGCAATATCATCACCAGGCCTTGTCTGAGCACTGCCAATCGACATGATATTGATCAGATCACCTATTTCTTGATGTAACAGCCATCCGTCAAGCTCAGACTCGCATACAAGCGTTTTTAAGGACGGGTTGATATCACCACCTGCGTGTTTGCTGTGAACGAGGAATCCGGTACTGGAACCACCCACGATGATATATCTATCAGTTCCTATGGGTTTGCTTTGCCGGATTCTTAACCTCACTGGCAGATTCCCTTGAAAATAAGGGATTATCAACCCTTCAGGAAGCCAGACATCCTTTTTACTCGTGCCGTCTTCATTTGTGGCATCCAAGCCCCAGGCCTTACGATCAAACGTTAATGACCTTGTGATCCAACCAAACCTGGCCTGTTTTATCGTTGCGTTTGATATACCCCTGGCGTTCAACCATTCCCTATGGCCCTTCCCGGCCCCGGACAAAAGATATTTATAGGCGTTCATCAAAATGATCCCGGCTTTTTCCTGCCAGGCTTTGGGCGGCAAGGTTATTTGACGAGGCACCCAGGGAACCAAGGCAGAATGATAAGGCCCATTGTGAATATTCAGGGATTTATATTTTATGTTGGGATCCCGGCCCAGGGAGACACAAGCATCCAGGTAGCCCATCTGATGATAGTCCATCTGGAAAAACATCGAGTCCCCTGCCTTTTTGCAGGACCGGCAAACAAAGTGATCCTTAGCAAGAATAATAGAAAACCTGTCATTACCTCCACAATACGGGCAAGGGCCTTGAAATTCGGCATTTGTGACCTTTTTGTAGGAATTGCCTGTATCTTCGCATAGTTGCAATATGTCTAACATCGTTCAACCTTTCTTTTTGGGTGGTCCAGGGCATTTGTCCAGGGCATTTAGGGCCTTTTGGGGCCTTTTGTTTACCCTGGACAACCTCTTGATTTCATTACAGATAAACCACCGCCAGGGCATTTGGGCATTTCGTTTGCCCATTCTTTCTCATATGACGTAATACGTGTATAAGGTATAAAAACATACCCAAAATGGAAAGATAGGCCCTTTTAGATGCCCTAATGCCCTGGAAATAGATAAGTATCTGTTTTTATTCAATCGTTATTTCTATTTTCAGGGTAAAAGCCAGGGCATTTAGTGATTTACCAGGGCTTTTGAAGCCTTTGCAGGGCAATTTGCACCCCCCAAAAGCTCCAAAATACCCCGAAAAGGTAAATTATTTGTTCCAATCGTCGATTAAAAGGGCACCCGCAAAATGATAATATCCATAAGACTTTATTTTGGGGAATTTGTCCTCCAGATCCTTGAATAACCTGTTCTTTGCCATGGGCTTGTGGCCATTCTCCAGGCACCATTCTTTGTACGTGGAATAAATGGCCTTTGTTGAAGAGCGGAATGCAGGATCATCTTTATCGCCTTTGATAATGCAAGTTTCGATAAAGTGGCCCACAATGTCCTCGTCTTTTCGATACTGCCTTGTGGCAGCCTTTACGCATTCGGGTGGGTCGAGGTGACAGCCATCGTCTTGCCACATCTTACAGCCCTGGACCAACCACGCCAGTATCCCTGGGAGTTCGGCATGGAGTTCATCCTTTTGTGTAGCACTCCTGAGCTTTTGGTTTGTGCCTGGAATGGGTTCCCACTGAAACGAAAATGGGAACCGAATCATCATTAACCGTTGCCATAATGCCGGATCGTTTGCCGGTGCCCGGACTATTTTGTTGGTGTGAATGAAAAGAGTGTGGGTAGGTTCCCAGGATACAGCCAGCTTGCAGTATGCTCCCCTGGCGTTAAGAGTGTCCCCCCCGGTCAGCTCCTTGAGCTTTGCGCTATCCATCTTGTCTCCATCATTTGACTCTGAACACCAGATCACTCTTTTACCCTTGAGTGCTACAACATCCGTTTCGTGCCCTGAAGCTCCAGGGGCCATGGTCTGCATCAAGAACTTTGTTGGGGCCTTGTGTGCCAGATCACCGAGAACCTTCTTGATCACTTCGAACAATGTTGACTTGCCGTTCCTGCCGTCTGGCCCGTAGCAGATAGGGTGGATATGTTCCGTAGATAGACCCAGGATTGAGTAACCAAAGAGCTTTTGAAGAAATTCGACCATCTCCAGCCCTTCTAAGTCAAGCTCGTTATGGCACATGATATCAAAGATAAACTTTTCCCAGGCTTTCCTGGGAGCGTCTGCACCTTCCCAGGCCACGGCGCAGGGGGTTTTTATCCAATCTTTTTGACGACCATCCCTGAATTTCCCGGTTTTTAGATTGAGTACCCCATTTTGACATCCAAGCAACCAGGGATCGGCATCCCAATTATTACCGTCACACCACAAGGCATTTTTACCAAAGACCACCATTTTTAAAACGTTGCTTTGACGGTGTAACCCTTGTAGTTCAAAGATTCGAGTTTTTAAAGCCTTGATAAGATAGTTGCTTTTTTTTATCTGCTCTTTATCCTCAAGGCCCGTAGCCTGGGCAAGCGTAATCTGTTCATCAACCATCTCCTGCCCGTACAGGTCCACAACCTCTGTGCAGGAGGCCCGTACCTGCTCGGCTATATCTCTTTTCCAAAAGTGGCCTGTCCAGTAATACCATTCGCTAGAGCTTTTATCGTAAATGAACTTATTGTAATTGAGTTTCACAAACAGGTAAGCATCCCCGGTTTCATTGCTGTTCAGGCATTCAAGGATTTTCTGACTGTCTTTATCTCTGGCCTTATAGCTGCTTACTTTTTGCCCCGGTGTTCTTTTTTTGTGCGTAGCCCGGAACCCTTCAATCATCTCTCTTTCTAATCGCTCGTCTGTTTCTTCTTTCGTTTCATCCTTTATTTTTTTGCCCATAGCGCCCCTCCTGGTCTCCTATCCTGCCAAAATCTTTGGAGGGTAAGATAGATGTGTTTCTCCGCAAAATGCCGATTAGGACATGGCCAGACGTGAACCCCATACCTCAATGAAAAAGCTATCAATGTGCGATATACCGCCTTGGCTTTCATTGCTGTGATGGGTGGTGGATCCCTAAAAATCGTATTCAAATCTGCTTCAAGCACGATTGCGGCATAATCATATCCAGCCATTCTTTCAAACTCTTTTTTAAGCCTGCCCCGGCCCCGGCCCGTTGAACCAAAAAGGTCTGGTAGGCTTTTCCGTTCTATGCAAATGGAGTATTCACAATCGGGCTTATCCATACCTTCAATGCTATAATCGCCAGTTTTAAGGGTGCCATTTTTTACAAACATATCTTTAAACCAGGGATCCCCTTCCTTGTCCCACAAGACGGGTTTTTGCTCCCTGGTATCTATGATCAGGGTGAATGGGTCAGATATCATAAAGGTCATTCTCAGCTTTTAGAATCTCTTCGGTTAACATGGTAAACCTCTTATTTGGCTGTCGATTTTTGATAGCTTTTTCTATTGTTGCCCAGGCCCCGACCGTGATTACAATGTTTTTGCCTCGTGATAAGGCGGTATAGATCCAGGCATTTGAAAGAAACATATCGAATTGCCGGTGTAGGGGAATAATGATTACAGGTGCTTCGCTCCCTTGAAATTTATGACAAGTGATGCAATAAGCATGGAGCAATGTGTTGTTTTCCCGTTTCATTATAACCTCTCGATCAGGATCAGCAAAAAGAATTACCATCTCCTTCTTGCTGACCTTTTTTATAATACCAAGGTCACCATTGACGATGTTTGTTTCCCTCGCATCTGTCTTATCTACTGCCCGGTTCTTGGTATTGATCACCCTGTCCCCAACCCTGAAGTGATATGTCCAATCATTCCCGCCTGGATCAAAAAAATTGGTATCCGGCAAAGGGTTTAACTTTTCTCTGAGCGCTTCATTAAGGGCCTTGCAGGATAGCTCCCCGGAGTCATTGACTGGAGAAAGAACCTGGATATCATCAATGGGATTAAACCCCTTGCCTGGTATGACCCTGGTAACCAGATCAAGAACCGTCTCCCTGGTCTTGGCCTGGGTACTCATCTCGATGTGTATAAGGTTGATTTTGTCCTCTGCTTCCAGGTCCAGTTTTTTCTTTGCCTTGTAAAGTTCTCCAACTTTGATTTTGTGGCAAACACGGACTATCTCGCCACAATACCGGAAAGTTTTCGTGAGTGAGGTAAAGGGAACCAGGGCAGAGGCCAACATATCCCTTAATACTGCCCCGGCCCCAACACTTGGCAACTGGTCCTGGTCTCCAATTAACAGCAGTTTTGTTTGTTTGATGTCGATTGCAGCCATGACTGAAGCCATTATATCTAAGGAAACCATGGAAACCTCATCAAGGATGATAAGGTCTGCATGGAGCGGTTTTTCAGCGTTGTGTTTAAATGAGAATTGCCCGGAATCAAACGTACATTCAAGCATGGCGTGAATCGTTGTTGCTTTTCTGCCCGTAGCCTCCTGCATTTTCTTTGCAGCCTTGCCAGTTGGCGCAGCCATCAAGACTTTTAAGTTTCGATCGTCGGCATATTCCAGGATCAATTTTGTGGTAAAGGTCTTGCCTGTCCCTGGGCCACCAATGAGAATTGATATCTTTTGCTGATCAACCATCCTTACCGCCGCCCTTTGCTCGTCAGACGCTTGGATTTCTTCTTCATGCGTAGGTGACATTCACGCCTCCAATTAAAAATTTTGCGATTGCTTCTTCATCTTTGGATGCTTTTGTTGTTGCATATGCTCCACGTTTCTTGACGATTTTGCCCTTTTTTAACAACTCCTTGATCCCGGCATCGGGTTCTGATACCTGGATCAGGTCTGTGATTTTTGTAATCAGCTCGGCCTTTAAAATCCAAACGTTCCCCTCCTGCATATTTTCCTTGATGCAATGGAGCGTAGCGGCCATCTTCCGTTTGACGTGATCCCTGGCAATGCCGACCTTTAGCACCGCCACCTTATCTGCCATTAAAAAACCGACCCGGTGAAAATCCGTTAAGATGTATGGATTCTCTTTTATTTTGGCAGGAGCGTTATCTCTGTATTCGTCAATAAGCTCTTTCACCAAGGCTTTCCGCATCCCTGGGACATCAAGCAACGCCTCTAAGTCAACCTGGACCTGTTCGTTCTTTTGATTGTCGATCAGTGATTTCCGGATCTCTTCTGCCCTGGCAAGAGTTAAACCCTTTGTCTCCTTGGAGACTCGATCAGGATCCAGGCGCAAAACATTTAGAGTTTCGCCTTTGTATCTGTTAACGAGATCGTTCCCGACCTCAACCCCTACATATTTGCAAATCCGCACAATATACTTAAATATACCGTTAGGATCCTGGGGAAGCATGGTTCTATGCCCTGAAAATTTAAACTGCTTGCCATGGGTGGATGTTTCCGACCATTCCCCGGTCAATTGATAATCAAGATCAACCTGGGGATTGATTAACGTCCCCAATGCCGTGATAGCTCCTCCATCAGATAAGAAACTTGCAATGAGAAAACCATTATCGTTCTGATAAATGATTTTATCGAGCAACCCCCGTACCTCTGTTTTTTCAGTCAAATTTTCATTCAAAGTTGATCTCCTTTGATGCTCTAAACATCTCCTCAACCTCGTAGTTCCAATAATTAAGGGGTATTATCTCGTACTCATGGGGTTTAATATGGATTAAGGCCCGTCTGATTTTATGGGAATGGGGAAAATATCTGTTTTTCTCGATCAAATACTGATATGTTGAAAGTTGAAGTGTATAAATATTTAAATCCGTTTGTTGTAAGTGAGATAAAGGCCCTTTGCCCATTTGCCATGGGTTTTGGGTCTTTATTTCTTTATTCTGCTTCCAGTCCAGTATCCATAGGGTTTCTGTACTCGGCTCATACATTATTAAATCAATCATACCGGCAAGGCCCAGGGCAGGATCAAACACCACCATCTCCGCAGAGACAAAAACAAATCCTCGAACTCTCGTTAAAAAGTCATGGACAAGATCAACCTGGGCAAAGAGAAGGGTTGTCCTTTCCGATATCGGTGCAGGTCTGTCTGCCATCGGCCATCCTGCGCTAACCGCTTCGGCATAAAGATGGGTGTTATCTCCTTCGCTCGAACCTCTCAACCGTTCAGCTTCCCATTCCTCTAAAATTTCCTCGGCTGTTCTCCCTTGATACTTGGGATTGCGGCCCTTGGAGCATTTGTCAGCCATGGAAACAGCGTCAAACGATATCCAGAACTTTTTAACGAGAGACGTTCCTGAAAGATACCGCATACCATTGTTATCCATGTATGTGTGCGGCCCTTCCAGGAACGTGATAACACTCACCCCATTAGGGTGATATGCTATTTTATCAGCCATTAAATGTCGTCATACTCATCATCGGTGCCGATGAATGTTGCAGGGTCAAGCCCGGCTGATGCCAGGGTTTCATAACCGCCAAAGAAAATAACCTGGTGATTTATGACCTCTTCGCCGGATTTTGCGGTGTACGTATTCCGCTCGGTTTCGATGATTACAAACTTGTCTTTTGCGTCAAGCCACTGTTTCCGCTTGAATGCCGTAGCCTTCTCATCAATGATGCCAAGTTTCTTGGCCACGAACAGCCTTCTTCTCTTGTGTGTGCCCTTGGCATCGTCCTTGGCCTCGTCTGATGGATATTTAACCTGGTCAAAAATGAGCTGGCCACAAAGCAAGGCGTTTAAGGAGTCTTGATTGTCAGCAGGTACAGGGAGCTTTTTCAAGACCGGCTGATCAATGCCAGACGAATCTGGCCTCATAACTGTCTTGCCATCCTTATCTTTAATGATCGTCTCAAATGCGAGAACGTGTTCAATCCGGAACTTAAACGTAACCTGGATGCCAACCATCCCGGCAGGGATCTCTTTCAGGGAAACATCAGAAACGGAACAAACGAACTTTCCAACAAGTAGTTGGCGTTCTAGATCGTTCGAGCCCTTCTGGTCCTCTTCTGTGATCTCTTCTTCTGCATCATACTCGTCCCAATCCAATGCTATTGCTTCTGCCATGGTATTTTTTCCTTATTTTATATTGTTAAAAGGGTATGACAATGTTGACCTTCAACATTGTCATGAATGTGTCTGCCTGTACCTGGGTCATCTCTTTTGCCGATGTAATGGCCTTGCCGTCTTTGTCCAGAAAATACTGAACCAGCACGGCCCATTTTGCCGGATCCTTTGACAGCTTGCCTGAATCTTCCAGGGCCTTTTTTATCCTGGCGATTGCTATTTTCTGCTCTCGCACTAAAGGCCCGGATGAGTCCCAATCTCTTACATACGTGGCCTTGCCTGTTTCCTCGACCTCTGCCACCTCTTTAACCTCGGACACCTCTTCAACCTTTTCCGTATTCAGAAAGGCCGAACCATTCAAGACTTCAATCCGCTTGATAGACATATCCACCAAATCCTCAGTGTCTTGGCTGATATCAACAGGGTTAGGCGCAAACCATTTGACAACCAGGTCTGCTATCTCTTTTCTTGTTGTGGCCTTGGCAATGTGAACAAGGAGCGGATGCGCTTGAATTTTATCTGAGGATCCCAGGATTAAGGCCTTGATTGTTTCAAGGTTTTCCGTTTCCGGTGCTGGTGCCTGTGCTGGTGCTTCCGTTTCCGTTTCCGGTGCCTGTACAGGAAGGGTGGAAGCCAAGATACTTTCAACCAGCTCCAGCAGTTCCGGCTTTTTTGCTGATTCGGAAAAATCCATGTCGGGATATACTGTTGATATCCAGTATTGCAGGTTTTCCTTACGCAACCGTTTTGCAAAGGCCATGGCCTTTTCCAGGTCTTGTTCAGCCAGGAACGCCTCATAAACCTTTGCGTAACCCGCAACAGGAAACTCCCCCAAGTAGCATTCTGTTGACTCCACCAAAGGAACAGAGCTTTCCGTCGCTGTCTCTTTGATGGGTTCTACTTCCGGTGCCGGATCTATTGCTGGTTCTGCCTGGGCAACAACCGGGGCAACAACCTGGGCAACAACAATGGTTGTGTCTTTGGCCCGTGCTTCAGGGAAAAACTCCTCCACAAACTCCTTCTCTTCCACTTCATCAATGGTCAGCTTGTCCAGGCTTAACTTCCTGGCAGTTGTCTCGATGTCATCCATGGAGATAAGGAACTGTTTCTCCTCCTGGACAAGGGATAAGGCTTCTGTCCGGCAATTGTTCAGGGTGCCATTAACCCATATCGAAGCGACATAGACCTTTGTCGGGAAACCGTCAGGAGTGATGGTGTTTTTTGCAGACAAGACCAGGAGCAAGGGCAACCGTGCCACCTTGCCATTGGTGATATTCTTTATAAGGTGCAGTGATCCCAGGATACCGGACACGGAATTAACGCCTGTTGTCCTAAATGTGTGGGTCTGTCCAAAATACTCAGAACCGTCTATTACGCAAGTCAAAGCCCCGGACAGCTTGCATTTGTCGGTGCCCTTATATCCCGGTGCGCTCCTGGGACAGGGACATTTGCAAGGGGTTTCAAAGTTGTCCTTGATCGCCTTAAATGATTCCTCACCATCGCCATAGCAGGACATCTTCCCGTTCATGTAAGACACGTATTTAACAGGAAAATTCAAATCGTCAGCATCGTACAATAATCGGATGGGGATTTTAACAATGTTCCCGGCTTCATTCAAAAATGCCGGGTTTTTTTTGATCTCGTCCATAATGACGGTATCTGGCAGGTAGTTTTCGTCAGCCCCCTTTTCCGTGGTGGTGATCTTGAAGTAGTCAAATTTTGACGGCTGGCGAAACTCTGCGCCATTCTTTGATTTTACCAAAGCGCCCTTCTCGCCAATTTTGATCTTGCCGGATTCATTCAGCCGTACAGCCAAGTTTTTAACACTTGTAATGGTTTTCATTTTACTCCAGGAGGCCAGCTATATCGGCCATTTTATAAAGGTCCATAGTCAATACCGCATCCTCGATATTGTACTCCATGATGTCCTCGTACAGCTCCAGATCCCAATAGGTTTGAACCTGATCGCCAGACATTCCATCTGCTTTGCCCCGGCCCAAATATTTCTTTGCGAAAAAATCCAACTTCCCTTTGGCGAAAGCACCTTCCCCGGCCAGTATCCCCCGGAGATCGGTGTGATTGCCTTTGTTGTACCTGCCTTTGTCGATGTTCACCGAGGGCCTTACGCCATACTCCATCCCGTGGAGAAGGAGGCAGGGAATATCAAACCCCCGGCCATTGTAGGTTACGAAGTGGTTGTATTCGTCCAGGATTGCCCACAAATCAATCAGGAGGCTCTTCTCTGCTTCTCCAGATTCTTCTTTTAAAAGGATGCAACCGTTTTTTCCTGTGGCATCAGACCAAGCCGCAGAACAGATCATGTTCATTGCAGGATCAAGACCCATTTCTGCTACTTGTTTGATCGTCTTTTCAGCTAGGTCTAAACTGATCTTTTCCAAGGCAATGGCTACAGCACCCTGGGCTTTAACCAGGTCTTTTTGAAGTTTGGCCTGGGCCTTTTCGGACAGGTCTATAAATGATGGTGCAGAGATTACCGCCCCTATTTCATCCACCTCAACCTGTAGCTTGTCTGGTGATTTCAACCGGGCATTCGCCTTGCTGTCTGGTAGATAGTCAAGCATTCTCCGATCTGCAATAGTTTCTAAATCAAAAGAGATTACATTTTTTTCTGACATTATTTTTTCCCTTTTTTGTCGTATTCGAGGTGTTCTATAAAAAGGTGTCGATTCGTTTTATAGCCCCCTCTTCATTCATCCAAAAGTGATATTCTTAACTATTAGTTATCCTCTGTTTCTCTACATTCGACCACCTCCATTATCTTTTCTTTGTTGAAACCTTGCCAGTCATCGGTGCTGATCCCTGTGTGTTCGGCAAGGGCAAGAGCCGTAGCCCATGAGGGTGTACGCTTCCCTCTGCAAACCATGGAAATGTAACCCTGCGTTTTTCCCACCAGCCGTCCTAACTCTGTTTGTGTATAAGCCATGTGTTTTGATTATAACAAATAGATGTTGATGTCAAGCCAACATTATAACTTTTAGTGATAATATAAACTTTAGGATATTATATAGTTCTTCAAATTTTATAGACTATATATAGACACAGGAAAGGGTTGCTTTTGTTATAACTTTAAGTTATCTTTTTTGTGGAAACACATCGATATTAAAAAAAAACAAAGGAACGTTCGCAATGACTTCAAAACCACCTTTTGCCGCTGCCTTAGAGTTTTTAATCCGGAACACTAAAACATCACAGGGAAAGATCGCTTTAAGCATTGGAGTAACGCAGTCTTATATATCTGGAATGGTTAAGGGCCATAGAAACGGCTCAGAACAGACGAGAAGAGACATTGCAAGTTTTTTCAATATAGAATACGATGAATTTTTAAAAATGGGGCAGAGGATAGTAGAGAATGAAGGTTCTCTATCTATAAATGGAGAAATGGCAACTGTAAGGAGATACACTATGATCGACCGCTTATTTGACAGAATAAACCAAATAAACGAAACAGACCCTGATAAAATCCGACTTATAGAGGGCTTTATCGAAGGGGTTGCGCTTTCTATGCTTGAAAAAAAAAAGAGTTAAATAAAAGGATCAAATCCTTAACTTCGCCTCTGTGTTTAGAGCTGGATTACCCCGGAGTCAGACAGTATGTTGTTGATTTTGAGTTGCAAGACTCTGTAGGGTTTAAAACATTTTTTCGATCTTCTCCGAAAAATCGGATATCGTTTTTTTTGAGAGCACTTAGTTCGACACGAGAGAAAAACCTCTACGCTTTTAATATGAAAAGAATGTGTCTATTAGCTCCTACGTTTAAAAAAAAACCTTTTTTTTGATAAAGACATCAAACTTGAAGTGTTTAATAATTGAGTTTGGCTGCTATGTCGGAAGAAACACTATAAAGGAAGCATATAAAACTCTTAAAGAGTTCAGGAAAGCCATTGACAAAAAGAACATATATAGGTAAATAAAAAGGTGTCGATTCGTTTTATAGCCCTCTCTTCTTAACAAAGAGAGGGCTTTTATGTTTCAGGTTACAGAAGATACAGAAGATACAGAAGATATCCCCATTGACAACGATGGTCCCACCAAAAATTTAATCAATCCCTTTGATACCCAAGTTGGCGGCAGTCATTATAAAACAAGGTTTCCTTTCTGCCAGCCAGCTGAGTTCCTAAAAAGGAACAATATCCCCACAACAGAAGGTCATGTCATACGGTACGTCCTCAGGCACGATTTGAAGAACGGTATTGAGGATCTTCGTAAAGCGAAACACTACCTGGAGATCATTGCTTTTTGTGACTATGGGGAGAACCTATAATGTTTATAGAAAAACCCTGGCACCTTATAGAATACGTCACCCCTGATGCCATAGCAGTGATCGAAGCGGCGGCTCATATCTGCTATCAATCTTCACCTTCAATTAGTCCTGAGTTGTTTGCTGTCAAGCTAATGCAATTAGGACACATGACACCTCTCGAACACCTGTTCATGAGAGTGCGGTTAATTGTCGATAGGGGTATTTCTCATGAAATCGTCAGGCACCGCCTGTTAAGCGTTACTCAGGAATCAACACGGTACTGCAACTATTCCAAGAATAAATTCAACAATCAGATCACCGTTATTGATCCGTTCTTCTGGGAGCAGGGATCCCCGGAATGGCTGGAATGGGAATCGGCTTGTATGTTTGCAGAGAAAAAATACTTTCGCCTCCTGGAGACATCTACGCCTGAAAAGGCCCGTTCCGTGCTTCCGAACAGCCTTAAAACCGAATTGGTCCTTACTGCCAATATCCGTGAATGGCGACACATTTTTAAGTTAAGGTGTGCGCCAACTGCTCATCCGCAGATGCGAGAGATCATGATACCATTGCTTTCGGCGGCATCCTTCCGCATTCCCATTGTTTTTGATGATCTGGTTAATAAGGTGATGGAATGAAAATAAACGTGGTACGGACTGGTACACCCATTGTTATGTCTACAGGCACAAAACACCGCATGATTACGCTTGAGATAGCGGAAATGACAACAGAGCTACTGATGAAATACGGCAATCAGCTCGGGTTGCAACAAAAGACGATGATCTGGTGCAAGACAATAGAGAAAAACTTGGCAAATATCAGGCAGGTTTTATTTTCTGCCCCGGATACCAGCAAGTTTATCTTGAAAGCAAAGGATTGGTATAAGTTTGACAAGCTACGAAAGGCTTGCTTGAAAACGATCCTCACAACAGAAGGGACAGCCCAGGTAATAGACCAGATCGAACTATTGAATGCCGTCATGATCCTCATTGCCAAGGAAAAAGACAACCTGATAAACCTGATGATTGTCGTCTCCTCCCAGGACAGGCTCAACAGCCTGTATCTTGAGTGGGACCGCCTGGGCAAGAACTTAATGACCCTGTACCGCCACATGGATCCAGATTTTGAAGAGGAGTCAAGGATCAGGCTTGGCCATGCCTTGGCAAACAAACTCACCGATTTAATCGACAATAAGACAATCCGTAGATATGCAGCATAGGGGGAATATGGGTAAGAAAATTGAGAATATGACACAGATGGAGTTTTTTTTGTTCTGTACAAGAATGACGGCAAACATGAACATTGCAAAAAGAGAAGGTGTTCGTGGGATATTTAAAGATATGACAGATGATGAAGTCCTCGAAGAAATAGAAGATATAATACAGTATAAATCTTTTGTAACCGAAGCTGCCATTCAGCATGAAGGTCTATTGCTGGAAATGGAATGGGAAGAGAGTGCACTAAATTGATTAATCAACCGGCTGAGAGTACAGGGAGGAGGTTTAGAATATGAAAGTTTTTCTTGGTGGAACCTGTAATGGGTCAACATGGCGAGAGCGCATTATCCCACAACTTAATGTTGAATATTTTAATCCCGTTGTAGAAAACTGGAATCCAGAGTGTATGCAGGAAGAAATCAGACAGAGGCAGGAATGTGACATTTGCCTGTATGTCATTACTCCCCGTATGCTTGGGATGTATTCAATTGCCGAGGTGATTGACGACAGCAATAAGCGACCGGAAAAAACCATGTTTACCAGACTCAGAGTAGACGGCGATGACCGATTTGGTAACGACCAGTGGAAGAGTCTTGGTGCCGTTGCTCAGATGGTGCTTCGTAATGGGGGGATGTCTTTTGAAACCATTGAAGTTACAGCCCTGTATATCAATACATTAGCAAGGGCATTAAAGGAGCAATCATGGATCCAATCATAATCGAGCTGCCAGGGTGGATGTCGTATCTCGTCCTGGCTATGTGTTTCATTGAAACTATAAGCATTTGTACCCATGTTTATGAGATGTATATGTGTGCGGTAGCAAGGAGGATATGTAATGAGTATCAAAAAGTGTAAAGGCTTATGTCAAAAGCATGGCGAAAGAAGGCACGTTCCCCTTACTCTTGATAAATACCAACAATCAGCCCAGGAAACGGCAATCTACCCAGGCAAAGGTGAAAACCTGTATTACCCGGCCCTGGGCCTTGCCGGTGAAGCCGGTGAAGTAGCAGACAAAATCAAAAAGATCATGCGTGACAAAGGTGGGATCATTAACCAGGAGGACAGAGACGCCATAGGGCTTGAGCTTGGAGACGTGCTTTGGTACATTGCCGAAATAGCATGGGAAGTAGATATACCCTTGGAAGATATAGCCTTTGCAAACATACAGAAATTGAAAAGCCGCCAGGACCGGGGCAAACTTGGCGGCTCAGGTGATAACCGATGAGTTGGCCTGAAGCGTTTATACTTGTGGGAACCATGGGAATATGGGCCTTGTTGATTTTTGCGCTCTCCCGGAGATTCTAAATAAAGGTTTGATGCTGTTCAATTATGTGAAAAACCTTGTGGGAATCGCTCCATAGAGGTATGAATGAACAGCATTAGCAGGCTGTAGTCGTTGAGCCCCTGGAATGGTCCAGGGCTCTAAAAAGCGAAAACCCCATGGATTAGCGGTCCAGGGGGTTTTCAAAACGAAGTGTCAAATCTTCCAAGATGTGATGCTTTTCAAGCAAAGGAAAAAGCAAGATGATGATAACACCGCACATACGAAATATTCAAGACCTTTCTTCAAATAATTTTCAAGGATCTCTGGAAACACTTCTGGAAAAATCACCAACAGTATTGATCTATGTACCATGGGTAAGAAAATACAATTCTAAATGTGCCGCTGTCCTTGGATATTTGGCGGCAAACGGACCTACTTTAAAAACCTCTCTGTCCAGGGATTTAGTTTTGTCAAAAAAAGAAATAAAAACCAGCACACAAAGATTGATCAAAGACAAGGCCATTAGAGAGCTTCCAAAAGAACCATATGCAATAAAAAAATATATCTGCAATAAAACTCCACAAAAAGGTGTGGGGATCGCAACTTGTGAATGGTGTTCGTGTAAAACTATATATCTGCATGGACACCATTTCCCTAAATTGAAAAGTGAAGGAGAAACAAGTATCGTTAATATCTGCCCTAATTGCCACATGGAATATCATTACCTTCACAGAAGAACTCTTTTTGAAATAGCGATTAGTATTCCTGCTGAGTTAGCGGAGGTGCTGATATGAGCATCATCCGAGTTAAGAAGGTAGAACGATACTCCATTATCTCCAATACTGTCTTAAATGATACTCGCCTGTCCTGGAAAGCTACGGCAATCTTGGTTTATCTTTTATCAAAACCGGATGATTGGACAATCCATGTAAAACAGCTTGCAAAGGCTAAAAAATGTGGATTGAAGTCTGTATATTCTGGAATCAAGGAACTAAAAGAGACAGGATACATGGAACATACTTCCACCAGAGACGAAAAGGCGCACATTATCAAGTGGGAGTATGTGGTACATGAAGAACCATATAAGATACCAGAAATACAAGAGGAAAAGCTACTTACCCCAAAGGGAGAAGTAGGAAAGGTGGAAATAGCTAACCGGCACGCTTTAGTAAATACTGATCTTTTACCAAAGACTAAAAAGAACGAACGACTACAAAAACCGCCTCCTGACTTTACGAAAAGTGCTATTGGCACTTTAGAACCAGAACCGCCGTCGCCGTTTTCTGCAACACAGTTAACAACCTTGATTGCCTCGTTGTTTTCCCTGGTCCCTGAACAGTTTCAACAGCCAGCATTAAGAACCATATTTAGGACAGCTTTAAAGGCCCATTCCGAGCTTTACGTCAAACAGTCCATCGCATATACCATTGCCAACTCAACAGGCAATACAAGAGCAAAATTCAAGGCGTACCTGGACAAGTGTATCAAGGAGAACTGGATAGAAGGGTCTGAACCAGAAGCACCCCAGGCCCCGGCAACACGACAACCTGACCATGGGGCAAGCATCCAGGCAGACAGGGAAGAAAGAGAGCGTGAAGGGATGGCGACAAGAGAAGAGATTAACGCCTTGAGTGAAACCCAACTTGCCGCCCTGGATGATTTTATAGGACGGCAAAACTTAAATAAAACCATGAGAGAACGGTTTAAGGTCGGAAATAGAGGCCTGTTACGCATCAACTACTTTCATGCGTTTAAAAACCTAGCCTTCTTTTAAATTTAAAAGACTATTCCAAGACTACATCAATGTTAAACCTGTAGTCTTGGAACCCTGATTATGTAGTCTCGGGACCATTCTACCTTTACTTTGTCAATACATAACCCTTTCTGTAAAGAGGATGACATCGAGCATAAGCAATTCCCCGCTTTTAAATGCACATCCTACCCATTCCCTCAGGTCGTTTAAATTGGCAGAGTATAATTCAAAAACAAGATCCTCTGCCAATTTGTCACAATTAAAACCATACTCTTTAATGGCCTGATCAACAATGGCCATGGCAAGGGTTCCAGGCCGCCCCGGTTCGACATCCTTTACCCATACTGACAGGAGTTTCAGATCATTAACCAAGGCGTTGTTGTTGCCCAAAGCCTCGGTTAAATATTCTTCCATGGCTTCAGCCGTTTGCAATAACATTACTTCAAGCTCCATTGTCCCCCCCTTTAGATATCCGTTTCTTTCAAGACATTGTAAATGGTTCCCCGGCTTACCGCATACTCCTTTGATAAAGAGGAGAGTTTTTCCCCGGCATCCTTCTTGCCACGGATCTCCCATTTTTGGTCCTTGGTAAGGAGTATGGGCCTCCCCAAGTGTTTACCCTTGGCCTTGGCTGCTGCTATCCCTGCCAGCTGCCGTTCTTTTCTCAGGTTTGTTTCAAACTCTGCAAACACCCCCAACATCTGGAGGAAGGCCCGGCCCGTTGCCGTCCCGGTGTCAATCTTCTGGTCAATGATCTCAAGGAAAGATCCCTTGGCGTTCAGGGTTTCAATGATCTTGCAAAGGTCGTTTACATTCCTGGCCAGCCTGTCCAGCTTCCAGACAACCAGCTTGTCACCCGGCCCGATCATCTCCAGGATTAAATTCAGGACATCCCTACCCCTTGTTGTTGTCCCTGTCTTTTTTTCCTGTCTGAGGATGGCATTGGGATATGCCGACATCAGGCCCTTGATTTGGCTGTCTGTTTGCTGGTCCAAGGTGCTGACCCTGGCATAAGCAAAAATGTTCACCACGGTCTACTCCTCATCTTTTGGGGCCACGCACGGTTGCCAGTGAGTGGCCCTCCTGCAAGTCCCCGCTGTTGATGCCGACATGACCCTAAACCTCATAGATGGAACAGAATGCGGAGTATAGATTAAAATATCATCTTCTGTTCCGGTTGGGATTGGTCTTTTTTTAATCTCTATCCAGGTGTTTTTCATTATCCATCTCCCATCAATATTCACTTTTATACATTATTAAATTGAATCACAAAGGCCACCCTTTATGATAAAAAACACCTTAGACCTTTTTGTAAACCATGTCAATTACTAAAAGTAATACCTTATTGACGTATCTTTTCAGACAGACAATAAGGTATACCTTTTTAAACAGAATAAAAAACCCCCCTTTGGGGTTGAATCCGAAGGGGGGTGGGTAAAAAGGATGGAACCTATTGCAGTTCTCTCCGCTTCTCGACATAGGTGGAATGGTACCACTTCAATGCCTGTTCAAGTTTCCTGTCCTCGCCAGGGGTTAAACTCTGCCTAAAGGCCCTTCGCTGTACCACATTGATTCCGGCCAGGGGGTGAGCCATCTTGATTGATTGCTGCATCCCTTGCATGGTCCCGCCCAAGTCTTTATATGCCTGTTTGTATTTCCATGCGGCTTTTAAATCCCCATATTTCAACGCCTGTTTGTAGTAATAAAGGGTGTTGCCTCGTTTGGTCGGCTTCCCTTGCCCTGATTCAATGCCCTGTTTCTCTTTCCATTCAAAAACCGTGTTCCTGGTGTCGTAGTATGGCTGGACCCCTGGTTCCGTTGTGTAAGTGATAGTGCTCAAGACATCGCTTATAAAATGCTCTACCGTGCTGTTACCTCGTTGCGGCCTCCCTGCTATGTATCTGTATGGGATATCCAGCTTGAAGGTTTTCAGTACGTTTTCAAGTTTATCCCGGATAGGACGAGAGTTTAAAGCATCAGGGTATGTTGACTGCCCGGTAAGGGTTTCAAATAAGACCTTGGCTTCCGGACGGATGCCGCCTACCACCTTGTTCAATATTGACTTGGGGACATCGAGCAATTGTTCCTGAATTGTTGATTTGCCAGCTACCAGATCCTTGATATCTTCCGGTAGATCCTCCTTGGCAAACCATGACAGGGCATCTGATAACGCTCCCTGGAATCGCACCGTCATTATTGACCCGTCATCCCTGCGCCCCAGGATCAAATGTAACTGCCGTCTCTGTGCCGTTCCGAGCTCTTCCAATTCATCAGGGAACATAATAGAGTTAAACAGCATCACAGCACCACCAAGCATTGAAGCCTTGGCAAGAAAAACCGCACCTTTCTTTGCCATGGTAAACGACAGTCTCTTGGTAGTCTCACCCTCATGTTTAAGGTTACGCATCAAATAGGCGTATCTGGGAGCGTTTATCTCGATCCAGGAATAAAAGGGGATCAAGCGTCTCCGAATATAATCCCCGTGCCTGGATATGTTCCCATAATCCCCCAAGAGTTCCCTGGCCATCTTTGCGGCGGCTTCAACGTGCTTCCCATCCACAACAAGGTTGTCGATATCTTCGACCTTGGATGCACCATAGACTTTCTGCCCTGCCTCCAACTGGCCTTTGAACCATCTAAAAGCAGATAAGCGGAGAATGTTCTCCCGAATCTGGGAGGCGTTCTTGACCTTTTTCCAGTATGCCGCCGCCATGCCTATTTTTTCCTCAGTCAAAATGTTTTTGACAAAGGTTTCCGAGGACATCAGCTTTAGCGTGTCCGTGACTTCCTGCACAGCGAATCCACTTCCGATAACACCATGCTTCATGGCTTCATCCATTTCCGCTTTCAAGGCTGGAGAGAGAGTCTTGTACTTGGACCAGTTAATAAGGTCTTGCATGGCTTTTTTGACCGGCCCGGGCTTTGCAATCTCCGGGCGATATGCCAGCACCACATCTAAATCTCCTGACATATTGTTTATGTTGTATTTTAAGGCTGAGAACGGGTTTAACAGGATATACTGTTTCCATGCTGACAAGGCCCATTCCGATGTTTGCGCCAGCCGTCCCTCTGCGGTATGGGACCGGAAGTTGTCCATTGTATCTGCCAAACCTTCTGGCAGGACCCACACCGGTGGGTTACCCCTGGCCAAGACCTTCCTGACATCCTTCTCTTCCAGGCTCCTTTCCCCGGTCAATACCCCCTGAAGGACCTGATCTGTAATGGAGTTAACAAAGAATGCTCCACCCTTGGGATCTGGTTTCCATTCTTTGTAACCTTCAGGGATAAGCTGTTTCCAGGTCTTGAAGTCTTTACCCAGGGATTCCTTCATAACTCTGTCACGGCCCTTGATCCCTTTGTAAATTAAGGCTGCCGACATCGCTCCTTCGTGCTGTTTCTCCAGGAGGTGGGAGAGGAAGGGGAACAACCTGGGGTGGTTGATTGCCATGCTCACCTTTGGGTTATCGTCTACAGCATCTTTCCATGCGGCTTTGTCTGCCTTTTGAAGCTCCCCGGCTTTTCGGATTGCGTTCACAACGTCCAGAAACTCACTGTCATAGGTGATAGTCCCATCCTGAACAGCCTTAGATAAACCTGCAAACCCAATGGCAATCCGAGTAGAAAAGGGCTTTACCGGATCCTTGAAGTTCATGTCTTGCGCTGTTTCGGCTTCGACCCATGCAGCATAAAGGGCATTATTCTTTGCCTTGGCTTCCTGCTTGAGATCCTTCAGGATATCGTTTTCTTTTTTGATCTGTTTCAGGTTTTTGGCGGTTTCCACCTGTGCCAACTGTGATGCCGTGGCAAAGAACTCAGCCTCCATGTACTCGGTGTTGTATTCCAGGGGTGACCCTTTACGTGCAGCCATCCAGGGACGCCACTTGGAACGAACCTCGCTTGAAGAGGTACCCATACCTTTTTGCTCTGCGGCTTTGTTATTCCAATATAGAAGGATCTGGTGATGGAAATAATCACCATCTTTTAGGATCTCTTTTTTCATGATCCCATATTTAACCAAGTCTTTTGCTACACTTTTTTGAAAGGCTCGGCGGTCTGCAAGGGCTTTGGCAACCTTGGGGGTTTTCTTGTTCATCTCTTGTAATCTTTTATGAGATTCAACCATCTCTTTCGTACTCGTGAAACCCCATGGTAAATTGTCATCAGTCCGGATCCCTTCATTAATAGACCGCACCTCGTCACCAAGGATTAATTCCATTGCAAAAGCATCATATTCTGTCTTATTCATGTTCTCAAGAATGGCTGACATCTCCCTTGCCGTCTTGTCCTGCACCATGTCCGGGATATCTTGATGCCGTCTTAGGATCTCCCTTGCAGATGAGGCTTTAACCCCCGGCTCCATCCTGGTCAATTCAGGAAAATGATCCATCTCCTTTTTCATGTCGCTCAGGAAACTTTTCAGCTTGTCAATCAATGCTGTGGGGGTTATCCCTCGGCTTTTCTCCATTCCCTTGGCTACGCTTTCAGGGAGGATGCCTTTGAACTGCTCCCCTGCATAACCTTTGTCTTTTTTGGTGGAGACTGTAGAATACTGAGTCTCATCAAACCCGTATTTCTTGGAGTCAAATACTGCCCCGTTCGCCCTGGGCAGGTCTGAAACCCCAAGTTCCTGGTTGATCTTGGAAACCTCTTCGTCCGTGAGAACCCTTTTAATCCTCATGGCTCCTGATATAATCCAGCTACCAGTCATGTTTGAATTGGTTTTGTACCGGTACGACCCGTCAATGGGTAATTGGTCTGTTATATGTGCTGTCCTGGCAATGGGCTTCCCGGCCTTCGTCAATGTAGCCCTTTTGTTTGCCTCGGTTTGCCAATCAACATCATCAGCCATCTCTACCTCTGCCCATACCTGATCTGCTGGTCTAAACCGTGGCGTTGGGGTTTCATCTCCTGATTCACCAATATGTGTTGCAACAGGAGCGTCCCCTCCGTGCCATCCTGGTCTAAATGCTAGGGGCCCTAACTTTGACTTGACCTTCCCTTTGTCTGTCATAGGCCCTATCTCTGCATCATGCCAAACCTCTGTCTCAACTGGTTTGTTCGCTTCTACATATAAGGGGAACAGTTTCCCAGGGCTACCTTTCTTCACTTTGAACAACTTGAAAGCCTGAATAGTCTTTTTCGGTGCCGGTTTGGTTCTTATCTCGAATTGAAAGCCCGGTTGCTCAACTCCGTCTGTTGGTTTGTCGAATATCTTCCCGCTCTCAATCCCCTTGGCAATCTTACGCACCGATGTTTTTCCCAGGGCAACCATGGAATCAAGGAAATCTGCAACTCTCTGAATGATCTTCCCTACTACCGTTCCCCTGAACTTTTCACGATCTGCCAAGTATTGCGCCAGGAACACGGCCCGGTTCTCTCTCTGGTCCTGGACAAGATTAAAGTCAAGGTCTCCGTTCTTTGCCAGGGATGCAATCTTATGGTCAAGGACAAAGATATCAGCCTTGTCGATAACGCCTATATCTTCAAGAAAATGTACCGATTCATGGGCAAGCGTTCCACCATTGGCCACGCCGTCAACAAGCTCAATCTCATTGTTGGCATATTTCCCGGCAATGAGGCCGTTCTGGTCCATCTTCCCGGTTTCTGTGGAAAATAGGTACTTACCTTCCGATACCTGCCGAACGCCTTTGATTCTCAATCCTGCGCCGTTCTTGAGGCGTACCCAAACCGAGTTATCAGGAGAGAGCCCTACGTTTTGCCCTGGGAACATCTTCTGGATCTGCTGTAAGGTGACGTTCTCCCCGGAAGGTGTGTTTTCAGTGGAATACAGAGGTTCCTGCAATCTGGCATTATCAAGCCCTTGCTGTCCGAATCCGGCGGCCCCTATATCCGAATGACGTTTCTCCTTTGCCTTGGGAGACAAATCTTCATAGAGAGGCAGGTTATTTAAATCCCTGACCTCGTTGTATGAGAATATTTTATGCTCTGTGGATCCTCCCTCCTCTTTAAAAGCCATGACATAAAAATCATGGTCCCCGGCCCTATGCCCTTCAACCTCGTATTCCACACCCTTATTAAAGACCATGGTTCCCACGGGTGCTCCCTGGGCAAGCCATCTTGGGGGTGCATCTGGAAATGCCGCCATATCTGCCTGGATTGATGCAAGCATATGTTTCTTGTTGTTTAGGGCGCCTGTTTGCCCAAAGACCTCTTGCTGGACCTGCTCATACTTTTTAATGGCCCGTTGTTTATCCCCTATGGCTCGTGCTATTTCATCTGCCAGTTTGCCCATGGTTCTCGATAAAGAATCAAGACTACCCATAGATGGAGATACGTCATAAGCACCGTCTTTTTGTAAATAATACTCAGGCTGTGTTACAAAATTAAGTACCTTAACAAGCTCAAAACCCCTGTACTCCCCTATTTTTTCTTCTTCTGCAACTTTAAGTCTCCCGGTCTTATCCTTTCGTGTCTCATGGTTCTTGAGAAAAATCTTTTCAAGGGCTTTGTCGGCAGACTTCCGGTCAGTATGCTCTTTCCCTTGGATCGTGATGGAGAAGGGTTTCTCTTTTTCAGCATTGTAAAGAGACAAATCGGCATTTACCTTATCAGCATCACTTTGAAGATTTGGGATATCCTGTCTGTTTTTCTTCTCCTTCTGCTTTGCCTCGACAACCCCCGTATCATGGAGACGTTGCTTCTTTGAGAGTTTTTCAATATCCTTTTTCAACTTCTCAATGGTCAAGATACGAGCATCCCCGGCGGCTTCTGAAAAGCTGGCGGTGATATCGTCAAGAGCACTGGTTCCCATGTCAAGGACATCACCTTCAATGGTTCGCATACCGTCTTTAGCTTTCAGAAAATCTGTAATGATCTTCTGCTTTTTGGCTAAAACCTGCCATCTCCTTGCGTCAATACTCTCTGTTATGTATCTATACTCAAGAACAGTATTCCATCTATTGCCCTGTCTATGGCCTCGTCCGTTCCGCTGTTCCAGTTCTCCGGGCATCCATGGAGCGTCAAGATGGTGCATGGCCTTTAGATTCTCCTGCATATTCACGCCAGTTCCAAGGGTTGAGGTTGCTCCTATGACCACCCTGATCTCGGCCCTACTCACAGCTTCGGCAATCTCTAATCTTTTTATTTTGGAAGTTGTACCTTTAACAATTGCGATTTCTTCTGTCTTTATTCCACCGGCTATAAGTTTAGCCACAATGTCTTTAGCTGCGTTAAAGGTATCAACGGTTACTTTAACTTTTAGACCTCCAACTCTACGGACTCTATCAGCAGTATCATTATAACCCTTGTCCATAAAGATGACCTGTGCCGTCATTTTGTGGGCTTTGTAATGCTCTAAAACATTTGAAGTACATCGGTTGATTTTATTATCTGGATGCTCTGACAAATCTTTATCAAAAAGCCTTGTGTCAAAACCTGCTTTGGCGGCATCAGTCTCTATGATAACCGGGCTTCGGTTATCTCCAGTTTTCATAATCTCATAGCGTGTTTTTCCATCAGACTCTTTAAAAGACCTCGCTCTCCTGATTAAGCCTTCTAAGATTTCCCGTTGTTCAGTGGACATATCAGCAACTTCATTGATAATTTTCTTGTAGGGCCTACCCTTTATTTCTCCACCTTCGACCCGTCCCTCTATCAACTCGGCACGGTCTGCCTCACTAAGGCTTTCATCGAGCAGGGTTTTACCTGATGCTGTTTCCCTGGGAACAAACTCCGGCATATCATCGGCAAAGACAATATCCATATACTGACCTGCAAACCGCCGCAACTCAGACACGTTATGAAACCCTGACAGCCTGGAAACAGACTCGTAATCACCTGTTGAGGTTCGTTCCACATCATTATTGACCGAGGCAAAAGTGTTAAACCAAGAATCCCACCCAAGAACCCCGGCATCCTCCATCTTGTCTGACATGGTGTACCGCATCTGGTTATAAATCTCGTTCAGGGTGTTTGTAATAGGTGTCCCGGTAAACAGATGAACACCTTTCCCCTGGTTTAGCTCTTTAATATAACCCGTTAAAAGGTTTAACCCGATACCTTTGTTACTGGTGGCTGTGTTGAGTCCCTTAACCTTCATCTTGGTCACCAGGGGCGGCTTTTTAAACTCGTGAGCCTCATCAATAATCATCATATCAATACCAAGATCCTCAAAAGAAACGGCACCCTCCTTGCTGGCGGCTAAGACTTGTTTCTCAATGTTTGCGATGATCTTGTTTCGTTGTTTTACAATTTCCTTCGCAGTAGAGGCACCCCTTATCTTTGTTAACGCCTCTGCATCATCAAGGATATCGGATATGTCAAAACCCTCTTCTTCCGCAGATTCAATAGCTTCATTCTCAAGGTTTGCTATATCCTCGGCGGCCAATTTGTTTAATGTTTCCCTTGATAAGGTAAGACGTTCCATAAGGGAGTGAGGCATAACAACAACATCCCAATCGTCATTGGCAATCTGATACAATGATGATTGTATTTTCTCTGGTGCAAGATTATCTATATAGAGAACACTGGCACCCGGATACATTTTTTGAATGTCGGATGCTACAGAGGCGCTATTCGCATTGTGCGCCAGGATTAAGGGTTTCTTAGCCAATCCATAACGCCTGGATTCAATGGCAATCCCCCCCATGGTGAAGGTTTTTCCGGTGCCTACTTCATGTGCGTACAATCCCCTCCCGTTTGCAACGCCTCTCCATATTGCATCAACTTGGTGCTTTCTAAGGTTGAACTCTTCCGACCCCATTTTAAGCATCATTCCATCGAAAGAGAGGAAAGAACCATCATACTCTGGAGTGGCAAAGGCATTCATGGTTTGGTTATAATGTTCTTCAAGCATGACTCTCCGGTCCATATCTTTCCAAATCCAATCTTTCAGGGATTCCCGGAAAGATTCAACCTTTTCGTTTGCCCTTAAAGATGCCGCCGTGTCCGTAAATTCGTTGCCATCCTCGTCTTTGTATTTAATGGTAATGGCTTGTCCAGAAAACGCAGACTTGGCAATCTTTGTAAACGCACATTCGATATTGCCGTGTTCATCTTTGGTGCTCCAAAGGGATCGTACTTCGTCTCTATCGTTTAATCTTCTGGCATCATCAAACTTTACAACCCATCCATTGACTGACGGCGTAATATGTATCTGGTCTGTTATTTGTTCTGGCAGGTTCGCCACATCCTGAAAAAACTGCATATAAACATCCGAGGGTATCCATGACGCACCAAGGTTTACCTCTATACTGAAATATGGAACGTCTTTAGGCATTACCTCTTTGAGAGCCTTGATATTCCTTTCCATATCAAGCCCCTTTTCTTTTGCGTCAAGAGCCTCTAATAGTTTTTCCCGGACATTTCCAGACAGATAAATGTCTTTGACTTCAAAAACACCTGCTGGCGTTTCAAAAATAGCATCCTTGGAAAACAACTCTTCTTTGATCTCTTGAACAGATTTCCCGCTTCTCTTTGCAATATCATCAAGGTCAACGGTCCTTGCCTCTTCATTCCTTACCAGAACAAAGGCATCCGTTATGGATGGGTTTTCCATCCTCTTTTTAGCTCGTTGCGTAGATTCTGTTAAAATCTTGGATGGTATATAAACAGGTTTCTTTTTTGTCCCTTTGTTATTTTCAAGGGCGACTATTGCGGCTGATAAAGGGTCCTTTGCCTTTTTGAAAATACTTAAAGCAAAAGAACTATTCAGTGGCCCCCATTGCTTCGTGAATGCTTTATAGGCGTTGTTTAAAGATGTTCTTATCTCTTCAACATTTGGCTTTCCATCACGCTCGGTGTCAAGAAGTTTGCCATATAGGTTTTTTATCTCCACCATGGCTTTGATCTCGTTTTCACGGGCTTTTGTTTTTTTGGGGTCTTTAAGAGAATATTTTATCTCATCATTCAGATTGGCAAGACGTTCGCCCCGTACAGTATAAAGCTCTCCCTCTTTTGTAATTGTGATGCTGTTCTGTTTTTCCTTGGTGTGATTGCTGATATACTTGACGTGTTCCATGTTTGTACGCTTTGGCATGATATCTGAAGGGAAGTTTTCCGCTAAAAATGCCAATGTCCCTTCATATCCGTTTGGCCTTTCGACAATCATACCCATACGGCCTTGCGTGGTTCCATGGCCAACTGTCATATGGCCTAAAACATGATCTGGTTTATGGTCCCAATATTCATTAACCATGATCGGTCTACCATCATCGGCAGTAAGGGCAACACCTTCTTGGTTTGTCAGTGGCACCTGTAGCCCCCAAGGAGTAAGACTTTTACCTGGGTTCAATTCGGAATATTTCTGAAAAACGAGAAGGTCAGCAACTACAGATGTCCCTGCATACTCTTTAAAGGCACCCATGGGCATTCGGTAAGCGGCAATGAGCTTGCCACGCTTCTCCATCTGCATTCTTGCTACGGTTCCCTTCTTGTCCATGGTCCCGGAACTGGTGATCCCGATAACCAACCCGCCGGGGCGAACCTGATCTAAGGCTTTAACAAAAAAGAAATCGTGAAGGCTTAATCGGTATTGATCGTATCTCCTGGAAACCGGCCCGTCCTTGGCAAATGGCCAGTTACCGATAACAAGATCGTAAAAACCATCGGCGGTTGCGCTCTTTTCGTAGCCCATCTGCTGAACATTGGCATCAGGATAAAGCATCCTTGCCATTTCTGCCGTTGTTTCATCAAGCTCTATGCCGGTTAAATCACTCTTTGCCTTGAGGTCTTTGGGCATCAGACCGAAAAAGTTACCAATACCCATGGACGGTTCGAGCACCCTGCCACCTTTAAACCCTAACTGCCTTGCTATCTTCCATATAGAGGTTACTGTTGGTGGGTCGGTGTAGTGAGCGTTAAGAATGGATGTTTGTGCAGATTTCCAAGCAGATTCCCCAAGGTGTTCACGCAACCAATCATTTTCCTTGTCCCATCCATCCTTATACTTTGCCCTATCCCATGATCCTTGAAATAGATCCTGCCCGAACGATCCCCAACCAATGTAGCCAGCAAGGATATCCCTCTCCTCTGCCGTAGGTTCTCGACCTTCATTCATAACTGTATTAAACGTTTCAATGGCGGCTTTGTTTTTGGCAAATCTCTTTTTGGGGGTGCCGCCTATCAGGGCTTTAGGGTCATCAATATGATAATTCCCTAATCTTCTTCCTCCGGTTCCGGTTCCTCCTCCGGGTCCATTATCAGCCAAGTTTGCGCCGCCTGTTGGTGTGCGTCCGTCTCCGGCATCCCCGACGCCATTAGTTTGTCCTCCGTCTCCATCATTGAGCAGACCAGGACGTAAGCCATCTCCTTTACTATCCCCATTATCTGTAGTTTCCGATACATCTTTGGGCGGCTGTACTCCCAAACTCCCATCATCCTTATCTGTAGATCCGATTTCCCCAGGCTCGGCCAAAGTCCCGTCTCGTCCTCCTGGAACCTCTTCACCTTTTTCAGTACCCAATCCTTGTTGGTCCTGTCCTCCGGCGTTATCGTTACTTTCGGTATTGCCATCTTCCTTCTCCTTTGTTGTTGGGGTTTCTGGAACTACCATATCCTCTTGGACAAATTTAGCAAAATACGGTCTTGCGTCTGGAGTCAAGGCTTCCATTGATATTTTCACAAATTCTGTTGCCGTTTTACCTGCTGCAATAATATCTTCCAATGCGCCTTGTAATAATGGTTTTATTTGTGCATAGATGTTTTTATCCATCTTTTCAGTAGAGAAACTACCACGTTCACCAAATATAGCATTGATTTGTTTCAGCTTATCCATGGCATTTGAAAGGTGCTGTTTTGTCTCGGCGGCTTTGGCGGCTTTGGTTTCCTTAACAGGCTTTGCCTTGTCTGAAAGAGATTTAACAACTGACTCAGGGGCTACGGCTTTAGGTGGTGTTGATCTATTTGGCTTTCCCGTAGTTTCGTTCGCTTTGGCTGTCTCAGTCTCCAGTGCCTTTATTGCCTCGGCTTGTCTGTCCCATTCTGCAAGCAGGTTATCAGGTGAGAAGGGATCCTCGTCTTTGGCTGTTACCTTGTCCGGAGACTTCCCTAAAAGAGCGTTAACGATTGATTCTGGCGTGGCGCTTCCTGGGTTCTCGGCATCTTGTCTTTCCCCTTCTGCAATAAGTTTATCCGGAGACAAGGGATCCTCGTCTTTGGCTTCCACGGTTTCTGTTGGCGATTCGGACAGCTTACCACTGTCCCCTTTGCCCCTCCAAAGATCAACGGATCCATCAGGCGTGACGCTGTAAATATCGACATCCATCCCACCAGGGCCACGGCTTGACACAATCCAATGCCCATGTTGAGGGTGTTGCCAAACAAGCCTTATACCTCCGGCTTTTTTGGCTTCTGCTTGTGCTTCCGCTAATTTCTTGGGCGGGATGACAGGCTCCTGCTTGGCTTCTGGTGCCTGGTCCTCTGACATGACCTTTTCAAAGTCACTATGGGAATAATGACCGCCCTTAGACTTCCCCTCCAGAGTTTCAACTTTGATGCCAGAGGTTGTTTCATGCAGAACCCGTAATGGTTCTTTCCCGTAATAGTCAATATCCTTTACCGCTTTTACATAATCCCCTATCCTGATCTTTTCACCTGGAGATGATTTGTAATTTGCCGGGATGGCCTTGGGTGCCTGGTCCTCTGTTTCTTGAGTGTTTGCAGCAAAGGAAGGGTTATGTAGGGAAATAACCCCTTTAACATCTTCAACCGCATTCCTGAGATGAGAATTGTCCCCTATGTGTGCTTGCGCTATGGCTGGAGTCAAACGGTTTTTGACGTATTTCATATCTGCGCCCCTGTATGTCAGTAGGCGGTTAGCTTCCTTTAAAAGGCTGGCCCGGTCCTTTGCCCCTTGAAGGATTTCTTCCTTGGTCTTTACACTTGTATCTGTCCCCTTTTCCATCCTGCCCAGGGCAAGTTCATGAATGCTTTTTGCTTTACCTATGTGATTCCCGTATTCTCCAGGAAGTTTTCTAAATGGAGTCGCAACACCCACAATATCCCCATTGTTATCTTTGAAAAATAGCTGTCCTTCCTTCTCTTTAAGCATATATATAGATGGTGTGGCTTTGGGAAATTTAGACATTATGGCATCTATTTCAGACGGTTTATAGAGATAATGCCTTTGCTCTCCTTCATGGGCTTCTTTAGAGTAGACATGAACACCATGGTATGCGTCAAAAGTCTTAAGCCCACTATTGTCGTAAACCTCGGCACCAATCTTTGCAGGAATAAGAAGCTCTGGAACAGGGGTTATCATCCTACGTAGATGAGAAGTATCAAATTTTCCAAGGTCTTTTCTGCCTCCTGGAGCTTTGTCCATTTTGACAATAAATGTTCCATTAGAATAAAACCCTTCACCATAATATCCGTCAATCAATACCCCATCGTGTTTTATTGGTTTCCTTCTTGGCAGGGATGAGTTTTTAGGAGCGTAGTCCCTGACATAATCCCCGGAAAAATCTGTGACTCGCCTATTTTGCCGCTTGTCTCCTGTCTTGGACGCTGGCACTTCGTGATTCACAACATCCTCGGCAGAGAAAGACGATACCCTCTTTTTAAACTTTCCCAAAGCCGCCTCGGTATTAATGATATTATATTCTCCATCCCCAGGGATCTTGATCGTAACCATGTCCCCTGATGGTTCTGGAGATGAAACCTGTTTTATGGCAGCATCAATTTCTTTTAAAAGATACGATTTCTGTTCTTTTGGTTCTAAAGCATTGGCTTTAGCTTCGGGTATGGGAACAACTACGGTATTTCCGTCTGCCTTGATTTCGCTGTCTGCAACGGCTGGCATCACAATAGGTCCAGGCTGTTTTTTTTGCGGTTCCCATTTAAACAGGTATGAATACATGGCGTCCACATCAGAAGGTGAAAGTTTCTCGCTGTTATGCCCGTTGAATGTGAGGAGGTTTGTTTCGTCCTCTCGTGCTGTGGCTTCAGCAAGAGCGTTGACAAGCAACCACCTATGATGATGCTTAACAGAAACCCTTGCCCTTCCCTTGCTCTTTGTGTCCAAGGAAGGAAAGGGGGTTGCGTTTCTCCCCGTCATGGTCTTTTTTACCTCTCCACTTGTTTCTGTGGGGGCGGTATAACTCTCGGGCCAATCCTTATATTGTGATGCTTTTACTTCTGGAGCCTTTGGCGGTTCATCCTCCATTACGTTATCAGTCTTGGGGGTGTTGCTTGTAAGATCAGGGTAGGCTTCAAGAACTTCTTTAGGAACGGGTTTTCCTTCTGATATGGCCTGTTCAACAAATTTCTGGTGCCTCTTTGCTGGCATACCTTCTAATCGTTGCATTTGAGCCTGTGTGCGTTGCCATGGAGCTTGCCCCGCTTGTTCTCTAAGCAAGGTCTTTGTTGCGTTGATTTTTTCGAGCTTGTCTTTTTCTAAAAAGGACGGTGTAGTTTTTCCGTAATCTACAGAAGTTTGATCGTTCAGTTCTGAAAGGGTTTTCCGGGCGGCTTCAGGGGAAAGTTTTGATATCTCATCTGGTGTTATTTCCCACGCCTGTTTTGCAACCTCTTTATCTTGTGTCTCTATGGATGGTTCGATGCCGGGTTCAGGTAAAGCGGTAGAATCCTCGGCAGGAAAAAATTCTAAGGCCCTGGCTCGTGCATACTGAGAAACATTATCCTTGCCTGGGTATTCCTTGTTTACAGATTCAATGGATCCAAGTTTTTCAATGTTTTTATCAATAAAAGTTTGTTGAGTGCCTGTAAGGGTAAAGGCTTCCTTTGCTTTAGACTCCTCAACTTTTACATCAAGGGGATTTAGGGCCCCTAGTGTTTTTACCTCTTCTGCCTCTTCTGCTGTGGCTTCGATGGGGGTTAATTTCGTCTGTGGCAACCTGAATTTTTTCCCTTCCCCATCTTCAATCCACGCCTTGTCACCTTCAACCT